GTTTTCCCTCACCAAGAAACAGGTATTAAATTTTTATTAAGTAAAAATAATAGAATATTAGGTGATGATATGGGATTAGGTAAAACACTCATGTCAACTATCGCCTCTATTGAATCTGGTGTGGAAAAAATATTAGTTGTTTGTCCCGCTAACGCAAAAATAAATTGGTTTCGTGAAATTAATGCCTATGTACCCGAAGAAGATATATCTATAATTAAATCTGGTCATTGGAATCCTAAAAAATATACTATAATAAATTATGATATATTAAAAAATTTTCATACCATTACTGATGGTAGAAAGAAGTATAAAGACCATGAAATACATAGACACTTAGTAGAAGAAGAATTTGATTTGGTTATTATGGATGAAGCTCACATGGTTAAAAACCCAAAAGCTAATAGAACTAAAATAATGAACCAAATCACTGAAAAAATAAAAAGACGTTGGTTATTGACAGGTACACCTATAGCTAACAGACCTATGGACTTTTTTAACCTACTAAACATTTGTGACTCACCAGTTACTTCTAGTTGGAAACAGTTCGCGTTTAGGTATTGTGATGGTAAAAAATTTAAAAAGAAGTTAAAATCAGGTGGGTATAGAGATATTTGGATTACGGATGGGGCGTCAAATCTAGAAGAGTTACACAATAGAACTAAAAATTTAATCCTTAGAAGAAAGAAAGAAGACCACCTAGATTTACCACCAAAGATAGTCGCACCTTATTATGTTGAGATAGATGATATGAATCAATACCATAGAGTTTTTGATGAGTATTTAGAATGGGCTAAATCAGAGGGTAAAAGGTTAGGTACAGGTAGACATATGGTAGAACTGATTGTTCTTAGAAAATACCTAGCTTTAGAAAAAACAAAACAAACTATAGAGTTAGCTGAACAAGCGATAGAGAATGGTCAGAAAGTTATTATATTTACCAACTTTACACATTCTTTTGACGCTTTAATGGACCACTTTGGTAGAATTGCTGTTGGTCACAATGGTAAAATGAATGCAACTAATAAACAAAACTCAATAGATAGATTTCAAGAAGACGATAATGTAAGAGTCTTTGTCGGTAACCTTATTTCAGCTGGTACGGCAATAACACTAACCAAAGCTGAAACGGTTATTATGAATGATTTAGATTTTGTACCATCAAACCACGCTCAAGCTGAAGACAGAGCTCATAGGATAGGTAGTACCTCAACAACCAATGTTTATTACCCTATAGCTGTAGGCACTATCGATGAAATGATTTACAAGATATTGGAAAAGAAAAGAAAGATTATTGATACTGTTATTGGTGATGAACATGTTTCTATGGATATAGAAACTGATTTATTTAAAGAAATGTTAAATGGATACTTTTAATAAAAAAATATTTTTCCAATCCTCTCTACCTAGAGCAGGTTCAACCCTTTTACAAAATGTGTTAGGACAAAATCCTAATTTTTATGTTACACCCACATCTGGTGTGTTAGAATTACTATACGCATCAAGAAATAATTTTACATTATCACCCGAATTTAAAGCTCAAGACAAAAAAGAAATGGAAAAGGCATTTAAATCTTATTGTAAAAGTGGTTTGGAAGGATTTTTTAATGGTATCACAGATAAACCTTATGTGGTGGATAAGTCTAGGGGATGGGGTGTTCATTATAGTTTCCTTAATTCTTTTTATCATAATCCTAAAATTATTTGTATGGTTAGAGATTTAAGGGGTGTTTACACCTCAATGGAAAAAAACTTTAGAAAAAACCAACACTTAGATTCAGGGATTATAGACCATTCCAAAATGAAGGGTACAACTACTGAAAAAAGAGTCGATATATGGGGTAACACACAACCAGTTGGTTTAGCTATCGAAAGAGTATATCAGATTATTAGAGAAGGTATGGATAAAAATATTTTGTTTATTAGGTTTGAAGATTTTTGTCAAAACCCTGAACAAGAAATGATTAAAATTTATAATTACTTTGGGTTACCTTATTATAAACATGATTTTATGAATGTCGAACAATTAACCCAAGAAGATGATTCTGTTTATGGTATCTATGGTGACCATAAAATAAAAAAAGAAATAAAGCCAGTTAACCAAGATTGGGAACAAGTGTTGGGTACGAATTTGTGTAATAATATTTTAAATAAATACAGGTGGTATTACGATTACTTCAATTATTGACTAATTAAAAAATAATATTATTATTTAAAATAAAAAAATATATGAAATTTATTAACACTTGGGTATTACCTGTAATTATTTGTATGGTGGGTCTTTTATCTACACTAATATTCGTATACACGGACTCATTAATTGTCATGATTGTATCTTTAATACCAACAACCATCATCGTAACAGGACCTTTATTTAAACATTGGAGTGGTTACTTTAATGAGTTATATGAGGAGGAGGTTGATGATGAGTAAAGAAAGAGTTGTACACCCTGAACACTATAATAAAGGGGTTGAAATGTGGGATTACGCCCATTCCCACAATTTAGATTTTTTTGAGGGTAACATTGTTAAGTACGTCACTAGATGGAAAACCAAAAATGGTGTTGAGGATTTATATAAAGCAAAACAGTATTTGGATAAATTAATTGAGCTGAATATAAAGTCGTGATATTTATCTAAAAAGATAAAAAATGAACGTTATTTTAAATGAAGGGTTATTAAACGAAGGTGGTTTACGTAATATAAAAGACTTATCTAAAAGATATGATAAAGCAAAAATATATTTCCACCAAGACTTAGATGGTGTTACGACAGCTTTAGCGATGAAAAATTATTTAGAAAACAACGGTATAAAAGTTGTTGATTCTGAAATAATACAATATGGTGACAAAGAGTTCGCTATTAAAAAACCTTCAGCTAAAGGTGATATCATGCCGGTTTTAGTTGATTTCGCCCATGGGAAACCAATGTTTGTTATCCATACTGACCACCACGATAAACAAGTGGGTGCTGAAAAAGGGGCTTCAACATCATTTAGACCTTCACGTTCTAACGTTGAGACTATTTCACAAGTAGTTTCTCCTTCAGATATTTTTCCTGATACTGATATTAAAATGATTTCTACTGTCGATTCAGCTGATTTTGTTAAAATGGGTATTAAACCTGAAGACGTAATGACTTACGTTTTTAAGTTAGATAAAGAAAAAGAACTTTCTAGAAATAAAAAAATTATGGCTCTAGTAACTAACAAGTTATTATTGGCTTACAAAAATAAACCAAAGTTTTTAGAGAACTTGGTTATGAATTCTACCCCATCTCTTTTAAACATTTATTTAAACATAGTTAAACAAGCAAAAGAAGAAGGTTATGTTTCTCCTTATGTTATGAAATCTAATCTAAAGGATTATATTGAAAAACAAAAAGAAAATAAGAACGTAGAATATCTAAAAGACTATGGGATTATATCCCAATATGGTGGTGGGGCTTTATTTAAACCTGGAGCTTATGATAGATACGTTCCTTTTAAAAATTACCCTGATGCTAACTTTTTAGTTATAGGTTGGCCTTTGGGTCTATTACAAGCTTCTTGTAACCCATTTAAAGCTAGTAGAGAATTAAAAGGTGTTAACTTGGGTGAAATAGCACAAGAAGTTTTAAAAGAATATGAATCAGAACTAAAAGAAAAAAAGATTACTGTAGATACTATTAAATACTTTGCTGAAAAACACAAATCGTTTGATGAGTCTTCTGTTGGTTTTACATTTAAAGACATGGTAGCGATGTTTGAAGAAACTAGTGGTGGTATTGATGGTTTAGATAGAACCCCAAAAGGGTCACCAGAAGAATATACTGTTGAAAGGTGGCAAAACGCTATTAAAAAGGTTATGGATAAACCATACTCTAAGTTATCTGATAGAGAAAGAAAGGCTCTTAAGTTATTGTCGGTATCAGGTTGGGATATGGTACAAGCTAATAGTGGTGGCCATAAATGTATTACTAATATATCTGGTTTAATGTATTTTGGTAAAGATGGTAAACCATTTTTATTAAAACTTAAAGATAGTTTAATTAACAAATTAAAAGAAAAAATAGACGCGGATAAGGTACAAGAAAATGTAATAACTAAAAAAAGTATATTAAAAGAAGTTGCTGAATTCCAAGACATATATTCTACCATGTGGGATAAAATGTTAAACCAAGTCTGTATGAAATATACTAAAGACAGAAATAAAGCAGAAGATTTTTGTCAAAACGGATTTATAAAAGTTCATAAAAATTTACACAAATACGATGACACTGGTTCATTAGAGGGTTGGGTTAGAAGAGTTATAAATAACAACATACTAGATGAGTTAAGAAAAAAAGAAATACCATTAGTTTATGGTAGTGAAAATACTTATGATTTTTCTAGATTAGACACTGGTACTAAAGAAGAAGAACTAGGGATGGATACATCGATGTCAGATGTTGTTAAAATTTTACCTAAATTACCAAAGTCACAAAGAATAACTTTTGAGAAGTATTATTTAGATGGTTTGACACATATTGAAATAGCTGAAAAATTAGGGGTGACACAAAGTACATCCAAAACAAACCTAATGAAAGAAAAAAAGAAAATAAAAAGTTTAATAAAAAAACCCTCATAAGAGGGTTTTTTATTATTT